TGGCTAATAACTCTGCCTGTTATACTGAAAAACCTGATATGGGTATTTTCATGGAAGAGTGGAAGTCGTTATATGAATCAAAGTCAGGTGAGCGTGGTATGTTTAATCGTCATGCCGCACAGACACAAGCTGCAAAGAATACTAGACGAGATGCAGACCATGAATTTGGGACTAATCCTTGTTCAGAAATAATCCTCCGTGATAGAGAGTTTTGTAATCTTTCGGAGGTAGTAGTAAGAGAAGAGGATACATTAGAGACATTAACAGAAAAGGTTAAAACTGCTACTATCATAGGAACTATACAATCAACACTCACAAACTTTAGATATCTTAATCGTAAGTGGCAAGAGAATTGTGAAGAAGAAAGATTGCTTGGTGTGTCTTTGACAGGTATAATGGATAATACACTAACCAATGGTAAGACAAAGGGTTTGGAAGAGTTGCTTCGTAAATTGCGTCAGGTTGCTGTAGATATAAACTTACAGTGGTCAAAGAAATTAGGTATTCCACAGTCGGTTGCTATTACTTGTGTTAAGCCTTCTGGTACGGTGAGTCAGTTAGTTGATAGTGCTAGTGGTATTCATGCACGACATAACCCATACTATATAAGGACAGTCAGAGCTGATAAGAAAGACCCATTGGCTAAGATGATGTATGAGGCTGGATTTCCTGTAGAAGATGATGTGACTAAACCAGATCATACATGGGTATTCAGTTTTCCTGTGAAGGGTCCGAAGAATGGTATATATAGAAAAGATATGACAGCAGTTGAGCAGTTAGAACTATGGAAAATCTACCAAGAAAATTGGTGTGAACATAAACCGTCTATTACAGTATCGGTAAAGGAAGAAGAATGGATGGGAGTAGGTGCATGGACTTATGAAAACTTTGATATGATGAGTGGTGTATCATTCTTACCATTTGCAGATCATACATATAGACAAGCACCTTATCAAGATTGTGATAAACAACAGTATGATGAGTTGATGAAAAAGATGCCTAGTGCGGATTGGAGTAAACTTTCAGATTATGAGGAAAAAGATATGACAGCTGGTAGTCAAGAATTGGCCTGTAGTGCGGATGGGTGTGAGATTGTTGATCTCAGTTCAGTAGGATAATGGAAGATAATAGTAAGCTTATAGAATGTCAGGAATGTGGCGCCGAAGGTGGCGTCACAACTGATATGGATATAGAAGTAGTTTATTGTCCGTTTTGTGGTGAACCATTAGAAAATATTGATTGGGATGAAGATTATGATACAAATGAACCGGTAGAGATATGATATTATAAATAGAACAGAGAAAGGGACTGCTGATAACAGCCCCTTCTCCTAAACACCATTATACAGGAGGTATGAATGATGTCCTATAAGTATTTAGACCCAGCAGATGTAGGTAAGATCGAACGACCTACAAGAGAAGAACTAATAGCGGAAGGTGCGTTTTCAGACCAGCAACGGGAGAACAACGCAAACTGGAAAGGTGGTCAGAGAACTGATAACCCTAAAGAGTATGATAGACAAAGAAATAAGAGAAACTATGTCCCCGTTACGGATGGTCCAGGAAAAGGCTATCACTTGAGAAACAAAACACCAGAACATATAGCAAAGATGATGAAAAACCGTAGATCATATGTGGGTCAAGCGAACCCAAACTCAGCAACTAATAGGAAGAAGCGTGAAAACATCAGTAGCCAAAGCTAAGGGTAGGCGGCTCCAGCAATGGGTCCGTGATCTTCTAATAGAGAAGTTGGATATACATCCAGAAGATATTGAGAGTAGGCCTATGGGTTCTCAGGGTGAGGACCTTATTATGGCCCGTGCCGCTCGTGAGAAATTCCCATTTTCAATTGAGGCAAAAAATCAGGAGAGTTTAAATGTATGGAGAGCTTGGGAACAAGCTATAGCTAATAGTGGTAAGTATAATCCTATTTTAGTGATAAAGAAAAATAATGTAAAACCATTAGTTGTTGTTGATGCAGAATATTTTGTGAACTTGATAAAGGAGAATGATAATGAGTAAAAAAGAATTTGATAATGATCCGACCTTACCGCCTGATGTAGATTTAAATCGCATAGGTATACATTTGTTTATGAGTGATGTTGATGAGAGTAGTTGTAAAGATGCGATAGAATTTATTTTAAAACACAATCACGAAAAAAAGAAAAAACCTTATCTCAAAATGATGATTTGTAGTAATGGTGGAGATGTTCCTTGTGCCTTTGCACTAATTGATGTTATTAAAGCCAGTAAAATACCAATTCATACAGTTGGTTTAGGGTGTATTGCATCTTGTGGTTTGTTGATTTTTATTGCCGGCGAACCAGGCAAACGAATTCTTACACCAAACACATCTATTCTATCGCACCAATATTCATGGGGTAGTTGGGGAAAAGAGCATGAATTGTTTGCACAAGTAAAGGAGTTTGAGTTGTCTACGACTAGAATGATTGAACATTATAAAAAGTGTACAGGTTTGGAAGAAGATAAGATTAGAGAGAGTTTATTACCACCAGAAGATATGTATCTATCAGCAAAGGAAGCGAAGAAATTGAATCTTTGTGATTCAATAAAGACAATATATTGAAAAGTATAAATAGTAGTAGGAGAATACTACTATGTCACGATATCGTCAATCATTTACCGAAGCTTGGGCCCAAGTAGAGAAGTGGTCTAAAGATGTAGAGGTCAAATCTACAGGGGAACATAAGGATAAAACTGTTGCCCAACTTGAAAAAGAAGTTGAAGCTTTAAGAGGCAAACCCAATAACGAAAAAGAAATGGGTGGCCTTTTATTTGCTATTCGAGCAAAACAAGGTTGGAAGAAAGGTGAAGGTTCTACAGGTGTAGGAGAATCTACACAGATTAAACATGAAAAGGGTGAGCAGAAACCAGAGAAGGCAGAACGTGGTGAGAGAAAGGCTGGTGAATCTGATGATGATTATGAAGATAGGGAATCTGGTGGTGAAAAAGGTTTAAGGCCTAATCCTTTTAAAAAGAAAAAGAAACAAGATGATCTAGATCGTGACGATGAAGCACAGGCGACTCGTAGTAAAATTCGTCCTACTGCTGAAGATCATAATTGTGATGAAGTTCATCCAGAAGTTTCTCATAAAGATTGGATATCACAGAAAGAAAGTAATTTACCTCCTCATCTTTCTAAATTCTTAGACAAGAAAGGTAATCCAAATCCAGAAGCAGCCAAACGTATGGCCGATGGTAAAAAGAAACGAGCGGTTGCAACTAAAGTTAAAGATGTAACACCTAAAGGTTATGGACCCAATGAAGAAGTAGAACTAGAAGCTCATCCAGATGCAGGTGTATCATTAGCTGTACGAAGAGCAAGAAAAAAGAAATCAGCTGCACAGATGAAAAAAGATATGCAACACGCAGACAATTTAATAAAATTAGGTGCAGGCCGCCGTAAAGAACAGGAGTTACGAGGGGAAGAAAATGTAGGGATTGATGAGCTCAGTAATGAGTTGCTTGGTAAATACAAGAAAAAGTCAGCTGCCGCATCAAGTGCCGCGGCAAAGGCTGGTGACCATGATAAGTCACATAAAAGATACAAAGGTATCAATACAGCAACCACCTTACAGTTCAGGAATGATGCCAAGAAGCATGAAGAAGTAGAGTTGGCTATTATGTCTCTTGACCATAAAGAACCTCATAGAAAATTAAAGATTACTCAAAAAGGTTTAGATGCTTTAAGAAAAGATAGAGATAGACCCAAAGTTAAGACTCAAGTTAAAATAACCAAAAAAGGTAGAGCGGCTGTAGAAGATATGTCTTTAGCTCCGAAGGGTAAAGGTCGTAAAGCTGCACAGGCGATGTATGGTGTAAAGGAAGATTTAGAATTTAAAGTTACAATTAAAGGTATTCCTCCATTTTATGTTCCTGCAAAAACAGCGGCCGCAGTTAAGCAATCATTAAGAAGGCAGTTGAAACATCCTGATGATATAGAGTCTATTATTAGAGTTACTAAGGCTGCACAAAAAATAGATTACCGCAAGAGAGCTCAAGGAAAATCTGATGAGGACGATAACAAAAAGTAATGTACTTTATATCTATTCTAGTAAGCCTTGCATTATTAAATGCTGATCCGCCTACAGGGTGGATGCAAGATGCAATTCCTTATGAAACTATTGAGGAATGCAACACAGTTATGCCTGTAAGAAAAGTAGAAATGGAATTTTATATACATAGTACTTTTAGAGGTATGGGTGAGATTTTAAAATTTGAGTGTATAACTGAACCTGAGTGGATTAAACGCAATGTTGATCTAGGTCATAAAATACCTGAGGATTTTGAACCAAAAACAAATTCATAATGAGGAGAAGTGAAAATGGTGAGAAAAAAACATAGGACAGAGTCCTTTGATTCTTTGTTTAGACGTTTTAAGAAAACAATAGAAAAGAAGGATATTATTAATGAAGTAAGAAAGCGTGAGCATTATGTTAAGTCCAGCATAAAAAGAAAGTTGGCCAAAGAATCAGCTAGAAAATTAGAACAGAAGAGGCAGGGGGAGCAAGACACAAAGCGTATTCCTGTATAAAATAATGAATGTTGAGTTGTTTGTATATGATAAATTTGATAAGTCTGCTTTAGACATTTTAACTTTACTTGAAAATAACAGTATAAAGTTTTCAGTACAAGTGTTTAATGACGAAGATTCCTTAGATTATATTTCTAATCAAGTAGGAGAGACTGTTCGGCGTTTACCTATGGTTTCGGTAGATGGTAAAAGAGTTGGGCGCTATTATGATCTGATTGAATTTTTAGTGAATGAGGGTATAATAAATTATCAAGGTAAATCATAATGGTAGATACAAAAGATCGTATGGCGAAGGCACGTGCTGCCAAGAAGCCACCCACATATAAAAATATACATGAAGATGTTAAGGCTTTAGATGATGATCATTATTTAAGTGTCAAGAATGTTAAGGAATGGGAAAAATATAATAAGGAACGTGTGAAAGAATTAAGACCTCTTATTCGTAAGGTGAGTGGTAAAGAAGAACGTGACTTAAAGAGAGAGTTATTTAGTCGTGAAGGGTATTTAAAAAATATTGCAACCTATTTTGATACATCAACATGGTTAGATTTATTTTATGGTAAAGATCAAGAACACAAGACTAAATGGAAAACTATTGTACCAGCTTATGATAGTGAAGGTTTTATGAAAATTGAAAATTGGAGAATGGCAGGTTATGATGAGACAACTACAGATTGAATTTCCCGATGAGTTTATGATGATACAACTAGAGATTGAATTTCCTGATTAAAACTCTTGACAATCTTTAGATAGTATGTTATTATTATGTAATAAGTGAAATTTGCCACTATAGCTCAGCAGGTAGAGCACGACCTTTGTAAGGTTGATGTCCCGGGTTCGATTCCTGGTGGTGGCTCCAAATGAATATATATTATGATATTAGGAGTGCCCTTTATTTCAACCAAGGAAAAGTTGTAGGTGAAGTTAGCCCTAAGTTTAGAGAAAAGGTGCCAGGTGCCCGGGCTCTTAGGGAAAATACTATAGGATGGATGTTAGATGAGTATATTAGTTGATTTTAACCAAATTGCGATTGGTAATGTGATGGTGGCACTTAATAGAGGTGAAGAGCTGAGTGAAACTTTAGTTCGTCATTTGATATTAAATAGTTTACGTTATTATCGTTCTAGATTTTTTGAGAAGTATGATGAGTTGATAATCTGCTGTGATAGTAAACACTACTGGCGCCGTGATTATTTTCCTAATTACAAAATCAATCGTAAGAAAGAACGTGAGACAACTGGCTATGATTGGGATGTGATTTTTGGTTGTTTAAATAATATTCGTGATGACCTGAAAAAATATTTCCCATATAAAGTATTAGAAGTTTATGGCGCAGAAGCTGATGACATTATTGCTACATTAATTTTTAATAGGGCAGATAAAAAGGATACGCAAAAACATTTAATTCTTTCATCAGATAAAGATTTTATTCAATTGCACAGATATAATGTAGACCAGTTTAGTCCTGTTGCAAAAAAGATGCTTAATGGTAAAGATCCTAAAAATTATTTGATAGAACATATTTTAAAGGGTGATCGTAGTGATGGTATTCCTAATATACTTTCACCCGATGATTCATTTGTATCTGAAATAAGACAGAAACCAATGCGAAAGGTTGTTATTGGAAATATCACAGAGGCACTAGAAAAATTTAAACCAGATAAAGTTTATCAACTAGCCAAATGTCCAAAAGACACCTGGATTCGTAATTGGCAAAGAAACGAGACTTTAATAGATTTGGGTAAGATACCTAATAATATCATGTCAGAGATATCTAAAGAGTATAATAATATAGAAGTTGGTAATAGAGCTAATCTTTTAACATATTTTATAGAAAACAAATTAACACAATTGATAGAATCAATAGGAGATTTTTAAAATGGAAGAAACATATACACCATCTTTTCATGAGATTTGCTCTAAAGTAAATAATGCTAAAGATAAAGCTAAAAAGATTGGAGTATTAAGAAAATACAGAACTGAGTGTCTTGAGATGTTTTTGAACTCAGGATTAAATCCTAATATAGTATGGATGTTACCTCACGGTGATGTACCTTATAAACCTAATGAAGCTCCAGAAGGCACTGAGCATACCATTCTGGCTCAAGAAGCTCGAAATCTTTACAATTATGTTAAGATGGATCGTAGTAGACTTAATTTGCCTGAAGTTATTGGTAATAATCATATTAATATGGCCCAGCGAGAGATGATGTTTATTCAAATGTTGGAAGGGTTGCATACGAAAGAAGCGCAGTTGGTTATCTTGGCAAAAGACAAATTGTTGAGTAAGAATTTTAAAGGATTAACCGCAACTTGTGTCTGTGAGGCATTTGAGTGGTCGGATACCTTTGAACCTCGTTAAATATAATAATATTATCATATAAGAACACTCTAATATAGGGTGATTTTTGACTATTATACTAGATTATTTTCTCTTTCCTTTATAAATCAATGACTTATAGCTATTGTGATTATGCCCTTTATAGTGTATAATGTATAGTATATTAACACAAATAGGAGTTTAATATGTCGGTAATAATGCCAAAAGTGATAGGTTATAAGATTATGACACCGGACCTTAAAGCGGTGATATCAGAACATGGTCCAGGTGAGCTGGAATTGTGCAGGAAGTTGATTCAAGGTTCTGATCGTGGGGTATTACGATCTGAGGATAGAAAACCAACCCCAGTATTACAGTACATCTTTGAAGAAGTGGAGAAAGATGAATCTGTACATTGAAGGTTATAGACGCCACAATCGCACGTTAGATAGATCATTATCTGCTGCAGGGTGGTACTATAGCCGTCGTTTGTTGGGGAGTCGTATGGCTCGTAATATTAATCTAGACCTTAAACTTACAAAAGATCTATATGAAAAAGAGAAGGCCTATGGCTATTGTCATATTCTGGATGATAATTTAAACAAACCTAGAGAATTTCATATTGAATTAGATACTTCTATGAAGCATTCTTTTGATCAGATTCTTATATGGTTTGCTCATGAAATGGTACATCTTAAACAATTTGTGAGGGGTGAATTGTATGATTATGAAACAGGATCAGTACAATGGAAGTCTAAAAGATATTCTAGAGATGTTATTTATAACCATCAACCTTGGGAACGAGAAGCTTATCGTTTAGAAAGTAAACTATATAATGAATTTGCGGAGTGGTATTATGACTAGTGTAGAAGAACGAGTTATAAAAGTAACTACTCAAGTGTTAGGGATTAAGTGGCACAGTGAGATACATTCTGGATCTAATTTTAGTTTTGACTTGGGTGCTGATTCTTTAGATATGGCAGAACTAGTATTATCTTTAGAAGAAGAATTTGATGTTATGATTGATGATATTCGAGCTGAAAAAATACACACTATATCTCAAGCAACAGAGTACATTCAGGAGAGATTAAATGGATGATCATTATAGTTGTACATATACCAAAGTGTTTCCCATAGATGAGTTTGGGAGACTTGGTGGGTTGTATTCGTTGGTAGATTTGCCTATTATGGAACACAAAGAATTAACTCGTACAGGAACTATTCTGGCAAGGGATATAGACAGTCAATACTTTAAGATCCAAGATGATGAAAAGAACTTTACAGAATGGGTCCCTATGTCTGATGTTGTTATAGTCCAAGACTCCAGAAAAATGGAATTTTCTAGCGGACTATTGGTAGAAGCTAATGGCTGAAGGTCGTTGGGCAGATTGGCAAGTGAGACAGATTGCCGAAAACTTGGCCGAGAAATGTCCTAAACGAGATTGGTTTGAAGGTGATGGTACAGATGAAGGTTATTTAACTTCTCTCAAGAGTTGGTCACATATTACAGCAAGACAATTATACTCTATGGAGTTAGAAGAACGCCAGCTGATTATTTTTGTACACCATTTGGGTATTGAACACGTTGGGGTTGAGACTTTTGATCCCCAAGATACACGACAACTTTCAGATTTTAGACCACATGAAGGTAACTAGTAATGACACCAACAATGGGAATAATTTTTGCTGTGATGACTGTATTAAATCATGCAATGTCTACTTTGGGATTTGATAAGGTAGATATAAATGATAGACAAGAAATATATTGTGGCTCTCAGAATGTTTATTTTGAAAGTCAGGGTGAACCTAGTCTAGGAATGGTTGCGGTTAGTCAAGTAGTTCTAAATAGAGTAAAGGATAAAAGATGGCCTAATACAATCTGTGAGGTAGTATGGCAAGATAAACAGTTTTCGTGGACTCATGATGGTAAGAGTGATAAAATACCACTAACCTCTACCTACCAACGAAGATTGTGGATGAAATCTGTGTATATGTTTCTTATAGCGCACATAGAGAAAGATGTAACAAATGGAGCTACACATTATCATAGTGTTTCGGTCCAACCATATTGGTCAAGATCAATGGAAGTGACAGCTAAAATTGGTAATCATATATTTTATAAATGAGGAGATGTAAATGAAGAAGTTAATGTTAATTGGTCTAGTATCGCTTCCGCTACTTGGTGGTTGTGCAACTAAAATGGAAACTGGTACAGCATTAGGTGCTCTTGCCGGCGGTGCATTGGCCTATGGACTTGGACAGAACTCTAGTAATAAAGAGTTATGGACGGTTCTTGGTGTTGGTGCTGGTGCAATGCTTGGTAGTAATATAGGTCAACAGTTAGACCAACGTGATCAATTACTATTAGGTCAGACTGTACAACACACATTAGAAACTGCACCTAACAATTCAGTAGGTCAGTGGCAGAATCCCAACACTGGTAATAGTGGTACGGTAGTGCCAACTCAAACATACACCGCTTCAAATGGTGCTCCTTGTCGTGAGTTTGTACAGACCATTTATGTTGGTGGTTATCCAGAAGAAGGTTACGGGACTGCCTGCCGTCAGTCTGATGGTTCTTGGCAGATAGTACAACGATAAGATGAATAAAGTTATTATCTACACGGATGGCGCTTGTAAACCTAATCCCGGTATAGGGGGTTGGGGTGCATTACTTACTATAGACTCACAAATGCATCCCAGTCATTCACACGTTCAGCGTCCTATCTACGGCGCTGAGCCGGATACTACCAATAATAAAATGGAATTGACTGCTGCAATAATGGCGCTCGAAGCATTGAAGTGGAGTTGTCAGGTTCTTATGGTGACTGACTCACAATACTTACAAAAAGGGATTACTGTGTGGATGAAAAACTGGAAGCTTCAAAATTGGATAGGCTATAAGAAACCTGTCAAGAATAAAGAATTGTGGATAAGATTAGATAAGGCTATATCAAAGCATTGTGTAAAATGGGAATGGGTAAAAGCCCATGCTGGGCACCCCGGCAACGAGAAAGCAGATGCATTGGCCAATAAGGCAATCAAAGAATACAGATCATAAATAGGAAAATTTAGATGGAATATAGAATGATATCGCCAGAAACTGGCGAAGCAGAAGATATAAGTTGCTCAGTGGCAGATATGCTCGTGTTGAAACAAGAGGGATGGCTTATGATATTTACACCGAACCCTAATGCCATTATTAGTGGTAGAGACACCAGTGGCCAGGGTGGTGGCCATGGTACATCTGATGGTTGGAAAGATGTATTAAGAGAGATTAAAAAGAAAAATCGTGGAAGTACTATAGATGTCTAAGATACTTCTAAAATAAATAGTTCATTAATGTTAAACGGAGGACTATTCTTTGAGTAGGCATAAAAAATTGTATATTACATCCCAAAATCTTGTTCCAATAGAACCTGTAGGCCCAGCCCAACAGAAGGCGTTTGAAGCTTACACGGCCGATAAGAATTTATTTTTAACTGGGTCTGCTGGTACAGGTAAAACATTTATATTACTTCACTTGGCCTTCAAGGAAGTATTAGATAAAGGCACACCATATGATAAGGTGGTTATAGTAAGATCACTATTACCATCTAGAGATATTGGTTTTCTACCAGGCACACTAGATGAGAAGGCTAATCTATATCAAGACCCTTATAGAATTTTAGTTAGGTATCTTTTTGAGATGCCAAACGAACAGGAATTTACACAGCTTTATGATAAACTAGTAGGACAAGGTAGTTTAGAATTTTATTCAACTTCTTTTCTGCGAGGTCAAACATTTGATAGGTCCATTATCATAGTAGATGAAGCATCCAATTTATTATTCCAAGAGTTAGACACCATTATGACCCGTGTAGGACAGAACAGTAAGATTATGTTCGCCGGAGATATGGCACAATCAGACCTTAGGAGAAATAATGGTGAGCAGACTGGCTATCTTAATTTCCAAGTTATTTTGGACACAATGGATGAGTTTGAGGTGGTAGAGTTTGGTATCGGTGATATCATTCGTAGTGGATTAGTAAGATCCTATTTAATTGCTAAAACTAATATAGGGAAAATGCCAGATAGTGCTTGACTTTAATCTCTAACTAGAGTATAATTATATTATGAATACAGAAAATTTTGAGTTCCCAGAACTGGTGGTACATACCCATAATGGTATGCGCTTCTATGAGGCGCCTGATGGTAATAAGTATCCATCTATTACCACCGTTTTAGGCAAACAGAAAGGTAAACAGAAAGGTCTACAAGAATGGCGTAAACGTATCGGTGAAGAACAAGCTCGCATTGTGTCGGGTAAAGCTGCTCGCCGTGGTACTGCCTTTCATAACATATGTGAAGATATGTTTATATTGTCCGATCCTGAATTCAGTACCAAGTTGGAAGAAGATCATAAACAAAAGAACTTTCTTGCCTATTGTATGTTTAAGGAAATGAAACCTTATTTTGATGAGAAAATTCAGAGAAAACCATTACTTCTAGAACAAAGTATGTATTCATCAAAATATAAAGTTGCCGGCCGTTGTGACTTTATTGGTGTCTATAATGAAACCTTGGCAGTGGTAGATTTTAAAACTACTACTACACCTAAGAAGGAAGAATGGATTGACGATTACTTTATACAGTGTACTGCTTATGCTTCAATGTATGAAGAACATACTGGTATAGGTATTGATGATATTGTTATTATGATGGTAGCTGAAGATGGTCAGGTACAAATATTTGAAAAGAAAACAAAAGATTTTGAAGATAAACTTGAGACTATGATGGATCAATTTTATGAGGATCTTGATGCTAATTTACAACAGCTGTAAGAATTTCATTTTGTATATGATGGAGCAGGCCTGTCGTTTAGATAAATATTAATTAATAGTGTGATTAAAAACACACAGATGTAGTTTTTTAACAACAAAGGAGAAATCAATGAAAAAAACTTTAATAGCATTACTATGCATGGCACCATTAAGTGCTATGGCATTTACAACGGATTGGTCGCACGATCTTACTGTGGGTACAGGTGATACATCGGTATCATTTGACCAATCAGGAAATGAATTTTCTGCAAGTCATAATGGCCTAGGAATTTCCACTAGTGATACAGTTGATATTGGTATTTCTTATTCTACGACATTACTTGGTGCACTTGATGCTACTGTTGGTTTAGATCACCAGGCTGATAATGATAATGTTATTGGCTTAGAAACATCTTTTGGTCAGTGGGGTGCTACAATTACACCATCACTTGATTGGAATGTCAATGATACAGATTTTGATTCGACAGTGAAAGTGGGTTATGGTATCCTCGGTTTGGATAGTTATTACTCAGTAGATTTTGATGTTGATGAAACAGAATTTTCAGGTTCAGAAGCTGGGGTTGGTTATAGTTGGAAGTTGTCCGATGGTTTTACCCTAACACCTAACTTGACTATTCCTTATGATTCGGATTGGAATCGAGGCACGGTTGTTGCTGGTATTTCTTTAAATATTAGTCTCGGCAGTTCTTCTTCTGAATAAATAGACCGTGAAAGAAACTGATGACGGTAAAAGAGTAGGCGTTTCGGACGTGGGTTCGATTCCCACCACCTCCACCAAATCTGATGATTGGTATTATACCGAGAATCAATGGGCCCGACTAGGTATGTTGGGTCCATTACCACCCGAACGGAATAAGCAATTGCTTACGAACGAATACGGGGGTGACATGGCTTCGACGGGGCGAGTTGAAATTTTGCAAGAGGGTTCTGACACAAAACATAAACGCCAACGATGACGTTTACTTTCAGGACTATGCGCTAGCAGCGTGATATCTGATGGGGCATGAGCACCACCTTATAACCAAACGGGCTCATTTCTAACTATGTATATTGAAAGAACGTGGTCCCTGCCCTCCGAGAGCCACACACCGATATCGCCGAAGGCGGGATAGGCGATGTCACTTTTATATTATGAGAACAGTATGACACCTACAAAAACACCAACAAAAATAACACCCAAAAGGTTCTCTATAATCATAGAGGACCTAGTCCGCGAGAAACGATTAACACATTTTGAAGCAGTGATGCATTACTGTGAACAAAACGATCTTGAGGCTCATACTATCATCAAATGGATTGATAAAAGTATGAGAGAAAAGATCCAATACAATGCAGAAGAATTAAACTATCTACCCAAAACGAGTTCGTTGTTTTGAGTTTGATGACAGACTATGAATGCTATCAAAATTATTTAGCTCTGAAGTTGCATTTCAGCAGTGAGTATGATTTTCACAAATATAAAGGTAAGGTTAGTGCTACTTTAGAATCTTTTGAAAAACGAAAAGACAAATTTAAGTTTGTACGTTTATCAAGAAAACTATCTGATCCTCAAATACTAGATTTTTATTTAGCCAATTTTATTCGTGGTAAAGAATGGATTGGAGACTTTGACCAGAAGAATTGGATGGCACACAAAAAGATAGTTCAGAGCCTACAATATTTTTATGAAAATGATCTTGAAAAACTATTGACATCTTCTGATAATTTTGATATACTATTTAAATGTACAGACGGGAATCATCCTAAACTTATTAAGGCATATCTAGGTAAGAAAATAAATTTAGAAACTTTAGTTATTCTTGAAAAGGTTTTGCAGTATAGAGAAGTATTTGATAAAGATATAACTGAGAAATTTATTTGGCCAAAGGTAAGTAAATTAATAGGCAAGTATGAACCGTTTATGCAAGTATCCGCAAAAAAGTATAGAATGATAACATTAAACAAAGTACAGGAGTGTTTCTAATGACAGATACAGCTGCACCAAAAGAGTCTTATATTGATGAGGCGAAGCGTAGGATTGCACATCTATCCTATAAACTAGAACAGGCAGAAGGCCGTGTTCATAAATTGGAGTTCGATAATGCAGAACTTCAGCGGTGGGCAAATGATGTTTGTCTGAAAAAACTCCAAGAGTTATCTGATGAGTTAGCTTCCAAATACAATCAGAAGAAGTATCGTAGTCGTAATTGGAAGGGTGAGTTGGCTAGAACGAGAGAAGAAGAAACACAACACTAAGCCTTTTTATGAACATTCAAGTGAGAGGAGCCTCAGGTATGGTATATCGTAGGGGTCATCAAATAGTTTTAAAGAATACAGGAACAGATAAGAAAGTTGCTGTTAAGGTTATGCAGTATGATAGTATGCAAGGCTGGTTGGCTGAGAATGGCGATGGTGTCTGGCTGTGGTATAAAGAAATTAAACAAGATGCTGATCCGGAAGGAACTGAATATTGGGAATATTTAAAAAAGGTAGGAACGTAATATGGAAAAGTTAGAGTATGTTTGGTTAGATGGTTATAAACCAACACCATCACTAAGAAGTAAAGTTAAAATTGATGATGTAGTTGGTTTATGGTCATTTGACGGATCATCAACACAACAGGCTACAGGTGATAAGTCAGATTGTATTTTAAATCCTGTAGGTGAGTATCATACCATTGATCGTATCCGTGCAGATGCAACTCGCACAGGAGATGGCCTTGGTGGCACTTATGTGATGTGTGAGGTATTGAGTGCTGATCACGAACCACATCCCAGTAATACACGAACCCATTGTTTAGAATTGATTAGTAGTGAGTGGTGGTTTGGTTTTGAGCAAGAGTATTTTATGTATAAAGATGGACGGCCGCTAGGATGGCCTGAGAAGGGCAAGCCTCGGGCACAGGGGGATTTCTACTGTGGCGTTGGTGCTGATAACGTTATCGGCCGAGAGATCGTAGACCGTCATACAGAGGCGTGTATGAACGCTAATATAGG